GATACAGCTTCAACTACACTGTCTGTTTCCACGTAATAGCCTTTTGGCGGTTGGATGTAATCTCTCCATTCGCTTGGCTTCAATATTTCTGTTTTTACTTTTGGTTTTTCTAAATTCTTGCTACTGTTCCACCTGCGCTTAAATGCATCTTCTTTATCTGAATAGCAAGCACTTCTTTTTTCTTTCACAAAGTATCTTGCTAATCTCACTGCATCTTCTGCTCTTCCTTGATACAACATCAACTTATGCATGCCATGTGGCCAAAGTTCATTTAGTTCATCCGAATATAGTTCTGCATTGTTGATGATCATGTGGAAATGTATTCTTGTTTTTCCCTCTGCAATGTAGATGTACTTTAATTCTTTACCCAGTTTTTTATATCTGCGTTTTAGTCTTCTTATAAAATTCTGAATATCTTTCTTTGCATCTTCCCATGTAACTGGCTGTTCTTTATATGTGAGTGTGATATAACAATCATTTGTAGTGAAGTTATTATCAATCAACATACGCAGCATTGCTTCCGCTTGTTTTTCATTTTGCTTTTTCACGGCTTCTGGTGTGATGTTTTTCTTTTTTACACGCTTGCCATTCTTTCTATATGTTCTTGATGTGTGATAATCAAGTACCTCTATCATATTTTTAGATATGACTTTTTTACGCTTCCTCATCGTAATTACTCCCCATGGTTGATTTGTTAATATGTTATATCTAGTTAATAAGAAAAGCCTTGAAATAAGCTTTTCTCTAGTCTTTCATGCCCATGTGTGATATAATTACGTTAGGTTTAGTGCGTAATTACGTGCTTGAAATGGCTACTTTAATTAGTGGCCTTTTCTTTTTTCCTAGGATAATTGCAATGCATGTCACCTTGTTCAATCTCTAAATATTGGCATGCATCGCAATGTTCCATACATATAATCCCTTTGGCCTGTCTACAATGTATGTAGGCACGGCTTTTTTTATTGCACTCATCACATATGCTGCAGTGTTTACTCATTATTCATCACCGCATCAAGCAGTATTTCTCTTGCCCTTAATGCAAGATATACTTTGTTTTCTTTAATTGGGCCTTTTCCTGTTATGCGTAATACATATTCCCCTGTCTTTCGCTTAATAAAAATAGCGCATCCATTAGCAAGAATAGTAAAGTCTAAACTTGCACTTTTATTACTTACGCTAATTGATGTAATGTGTTCCCTTAAAACTTGCATTTCTTCATCATCAAACATTAAATATGTTTTTAGTAGATCTAGTGCTTTTTCTTTTTTGTCTTTCATGTTTTATCACCTCCTTAACCCTGCCTAACATCCAAATTGTGATGCCAGTTGTTATTGTTAAAACTATATTGATTAATATTTGCCAGCCTTCTGCTTGCTCAATTCCTCCATATAGTCCTAACCCCAATATTCCTAAGCACCATTGCACGGTTGTTATTAGATTTATAATGTTCATCTTCTATGCCCCCTTTAGCCACTTCATGTGCTGCCCTTTCATCCATGCTTCAAATTTTTCTACATGTACCAGCGTTTGTTGTGGTCCTAGTTGCATACAGATTTCATTAAATCTACCCTCATTGCGGATCATATCTATTCTTCTATAGATATACATCTTGCTCCGTCCCCATATCTTAGCCAGTGTACTTATAGGCACATACTTTGGTTGAACACTTTCCATTTTTACTACTCCTTCTAATCACGTCTTATATTTAAATAATCCACGTTAGTCTTTATCCCTATTTCTTTTAACTCTTCAAGGCCTTGCTCTAATTCTTTTTTTGCTTTAGATAATCGTTCATATGCTTTAATAAATTTTTCGTCTTGCATTTTGTCTATATTTGCTTCAATTGCAATTATCAACATTAATATCCCTCCCTCTATTTCATCTTTCTTTCAGAATTGATATAATCACCTTGAAAGGAGGTGAAACTATGTCCGTACATAACAATGCTTTATCCCTCTTGAGCCAAATCTACGATGCCCAAAATACTAATGGGGCATTCAATATAGCAAGAGATATATTTGATTCTCTATCAGTTGCAGAACGTCATTCATTAGAAATGCAAGTAGAATATTTAAAAGAAGCTGGTTTTGTTAAAAACTATATTCCATGTACTGGTTTACCAATTTCTTTAAAACTTACAGCTCTAGGCATTCAAGAAGTAGAGAATATTCAAACTAATGCTTCTAGTACTAGCATCAACATAATGGGTGCTAATTATGGTATTGTTGGTGATAATAACTCATCTAACATCATCAATAACAACTGCTCATTTTCTGATGTTCAAGAACTTGTAAATTCTTCAGATTTTTCCGAAGAAGATAAAGCATTACTATTAAAAGAATTAAAATCTTTATATGATCGTATTGAGATGAAAGCACCAATTGAACAAGGTATGCTTTCCTCAATCGCTGATAAAATTAAAGATTATCAGCCTTTACTTGGTGCAGTTTTAAGCTCTCTTACTACTTTCTTAACAACACCTAAATAATGTTCAGATTGTTTACCAATGCCAAATGCCTTTATTACAGCCATTGTGATAAGGGCATTTTCTACTTCATCCCCAAATGCTTTCGTATACCAAGCATCTTCAATTACTACTCTGTCCATAATGCTTTTCATTTGAATAAATGTTTTTGCTAAATTATTTACAGCCTCATCAATAGTTAATCTGTTATCATGCTCTAATGATTTGCTATCTAGCCCTAACTTCATATGTTCTCTTAGCTTAGGATTAATAATGATTTCTACTTTATTTGTAGGTTGATTTATAGAGTTTTCTTGAACTTTCAATTCATCCACAATTACTTCATCAATCATGTTAACTATTGTTTTATGTTTTGATTTTTCACTTGGATCATAATGTATTACTTCTTTAATAATTTTCTTAGCTTCAATTAATTTAACAATTCGTATTTGACTAACCTCTCTACGCATCTCATTCATTAATGCATTACCATTCTTTTCCATTTGTATTACCTCTACTAATCAAACACCTTTCATGTTATACTCATCTCAAAAGGAGGTGATTATAATGTCTGGTGTTTATCGAACTGCACAAATTTGTAAAAACGGACATGTTATTACATCTAATACTAATTACACTGCGCACCTATCTAATTTCTGTCCTGAATGTAAAGCTGAGACTATTTCTGCTTGTCCAGAATGTAATACCCCTATTCGTGGTCAATATGATGTTCCTGGTGTTTTTGGTGTTTCAACCTATACACCACCTAAATACTGCCATCATTGTGGACATCCATTTCCTTGGACTGAAAGCACTTTAAACTCAATATCAGAACTCTTAGATATGCAAGATCAGTTAACCGAAGATGAAAAACAACATTTTATGTCTTATTTACCAATCATCTTTGATAAAACTCCTCAAGCAGAAGTAACCGCTTTAAAACTAAGATTATTGTTTAATAAATTACCTTCTGAAATCGGTAGTTTAGCCAAAAATGTTATTACGGATGTTATATCTGAAAGCATCAAGAAAATTCTTTTCCCTTGATACTTTCAATTAACAACTTGTAACCTTTGCATT